CCACCGGGAGGCCCTGGACAGTATCCCCAAAGAGATCAAAAGGCTGGAGCTGGCCTATGCCGGTATCCGCAGCGCCACCACGGACGCCACCCCGGTTTCCGGCGGCGGGAATACCCGCGAGGACTCCATGCTGTCCAACATCGTCCACCGGGACGAGCTGAAGCGGAGGCTGAAGGAGGCCAAGCTGTGGGTGTCCGTGGTGGACCGGGCCCTGGAGGTCCTGGACGATGAAGAGCGGCTAGTGCTGGATCGGTTCTACATCCACCGCGCAAAGGGGGCCGTCGCGGAGCTGTGCGACCGGCTGAACCTGGAGAAAAGCGCGGTCTATGACCGGCGGGACAAGGCCCTGCGGCATTTCACTCTGGCCCTTTACGGGGTGACGGAGACGGAGTGAAAAAGTCCGGAAAAAAACCGGAAGATTTTTTGTGATCTCTGTGTTATAATGCTATCGTGTAAAATCCTGACACAGCCAGGCGGCCCCCGCTTTTGGGGGCCGTCATTTTTCTTGAAGGGAGGTTCTGGGCCCCGCGTTTTCTCCTTTGCGCGGCGGCATGGTCCGGGCTGGCAGCGGTCGCCAACGCCACCGGCGGCGGGCACACCAACGAAAAGGAGTCATCGAAAATGGATATGCAGCTGGTGACAAAGAAGCTGACAGAAATCCATCCATACAAGAGGAACCCCCGGAAGAATGAGGCCGCCGTGGCGGCGGTGATGGAGAGCATTCAGCAGTGTACCTACATCGCACCCATCATCGTCGATGAGGACAGCATCATCCTGGCCGGAGACACCCGGTATCGGGCTTTGAAGCGGCTGAAGCGGAAAGAGGCCGAGGTCATCGTCAAGGCCGGGCTGTCTGAGGAACAGAAGCGGAAATACCGGCTTCTGGACAATAAGACGAATGAGCTGGCGGGCTGGGACCTGGATCTGCTGGAGGGCGAGCTGGAGGGCTTGGACTTCGGCGGTCTGGACCTGGACTGGGGCCTTGGAAGCGGGGAGGAAGCGGCGAGTTCGGAAAAAGCCGGCGACTTCTCCCGGTCCGAGTTCGAGTACTCCCAGCAGTACGGTGTGACCGTCATCCTGAAGGATGAAGCCGAGCAAGAGGCGTGCTACAACAAGCTGCGTGGCATGGGCTATGACTGCCGGGTGGTGACCGTATGACACGGATAGAGGTCCACAACCGCGTCAGCGACTTCAACAGCTACCGGGCGGCCAGGGTGAAGAGCCTGTTCAATGCGGAGAACGGCTGCAACTTCGACCTGGAGATCGACGCAGACCTTTCCGGGGAATGGGGCATTGGTGTCGTGGTGGGGCCGTCCGGCTCCGGCAAGACCTCCATCGGGCGCACCATCTTCGGGGAGGATAAAATCTACGACTACACCCAGGGCTGGGCCCCGGACAAGCCGGTGATTGACTGCATCGCCCCGGACGGGGACTTCAACGAAGTGACCGGGGCCCTGGCAAATGTCGGTTTGGGCTCGGTTCCCTCCTGGCTGCGCCCTTTCCGGGTGCTGTCCAACGGTGAGCAGTTCCGCGTGGGCCTGGCCCGGATCATCTGCGAGAAGCCCCAGGAGATCGTCATCGACGAGTTCACCTCCGTGGTGGACCGGCAGATAGCCCGGATCGGCTCCCAGGCATTTCAAAAGGCATGGCGGCGGGGAAACCCCGGAGGGAAGGTGGTGTTGCTCACCCCACACTATGACATTCTGGACTGGATTCAGCCGGATTGGGTCATCGACACAAAGACGAGGACCTTTGAACGTGGGGTTCCCCGACAGAGGCCAACCATTGAGCTCACGATATGGAAGGTCGACCAAAGTTACTGGAAGTATTTTAAACCGCATTATTATTTAGACCTCCCCATGCCCGTGGCTGGGGAGTATTTCATCGGGACCGTGGACGGGGAGCTGGCTTGCCACATGGCGGTGGCTCCCAGGTTTGAGGTGCGGGGCTACCGAGGCACCCGCCTGGTCACCATGCCGGAATGGCAGGGGGCGGGTGTCGGTATGCGGTTTCTGAATTGGGTGGCCGAGTACCACAAGCAGGGCTGCGGCCGTGGCGGGCATAAGTACCCGCTTTATTTCCACACAAGTCACCCCCAGATGTGCGCCGCTCTTCGCCGGAGCCCGAAGTGGACACAGTGCTCTGCTGTGCTTTACGGCGGGAACAAGGCGAAGTCGGCGGCGACCATCCTGAACTCCAGAGCAAAGCACGGGAAGAAAGGCATTGGCTCCGGCTACGGGGGCCATTTCCGGGCGGTGCAGGGCTTCAAGTATGTGGGGGAGGTGGAGTGATGAAGATTTTTCTTTGCGGTCAGAGGACCTTTGGGAAAGAAGTGTGCCGGGCGCTGCTGGCGGCCGGGCATGAGATCGTTGGCGTGGCCCCGGCCCCGCCGCAGAAGCGGAAGGATAAGCTGCACGGCTTCGCGGCCGTTCAGGGCCTCCCGCTGGTGACAGACTGCAAGAGCCTGGTGTCCAGCTTCATCCCGGATGGGACGGAGCTGATAGTGGCCGCGCATTCGCACTGGCTGATTTCTGGTCAGTGCCTGTCCAGGGCCCGATATGGCGGGATCGGGTTTCACCCGTCCCTGCTGCCCCGGCACCGGGGGAAAGACGCCGTCCGCTGGGCGGTCCACATGGGGGACTATGTCTCCGGCGGGACCGTGTACCGGCTGACCGATAAGACCGACGGCGGCGACATCCTGCGCCAAGAGCTGGTGTGGATTCAGCCGGGGTGGAGCTACCACGACCTGTGGGCGGCGATCTTCCCGGTGGGGGTCCGGCTGCTGGTGGAAACCGTGCGGGACCTGGAGAACGGAACTGCCAAGGGGACCGAGCAGGACGAGCGCTGCGCCACCTGGGAGCCGTCGTGGGATAGGCCCCGGCTGGAGCGAAAGGAGCTGCTGGCCCTGGGCGGCAGCGCCCCGGTGTCCGATTCGGACACAATTCCCCCGGAATGCGTGGACTGCATCCGGGACTGTGCCTGGTGCACCTACAACATCGCGGACCCGGAGACTTATCATAGACGATAGACAGAGCGGCCCGCTTTTGGGAGGAAGGTGGTGGTATGGCCAATGCGGAAAACTTGAAGAGAGGCAAAGCCACACAGTTCAAGAGCGGCGAGGACGCAGCGGAGAACGGCAAGAAGGGCGGCACCGCCTCCGGGGCTTCCCGGCGGCGGAAGCGGGCCATGCGCCAGGCGGCGGCCATGCTGCTGAATACGCAGATCCCGGCAAACGTGCGGACTCCATTCATGGGGACCGTTAAGACCCTGCTGGACGCCTTCGGCTACGAGCTGAAGGACGCCACCTACCAGGATGCGCTTCTTGCCGGTATCATGCTGGAAGCTATGAAAGGCGACGTCAGGGCGGCGGAGTTCATCCGGGATACTGCCGGGGAGAGCCCTGTCTTGGATATTCGGAAGGCCGACTTGAAACTGCGCCGCGAAGAATTGGATTTCAAGCGGGAGCAGCTCACCGGGGCCGCCGCCTCTGGGGTCAAGAATAATCTGCTGGAGGCCATCATGCAGACGGAAGAGGTTGACGTTCATGATCTACCAGAAGTTGAGTAAACGCCAGAAACTGGCTATGCTTTGGTGGCAGCAGCCCCGCTTCCGTGGTCGGGACGTCCTTCTGTGTGATGGCTCCATCAGGTCCGGCAAAACGGTGTGCATGACCGTCGGGTTTATCCTCTGGAGCATGGCGACTTTCAACGGGGAGCGGTTCGCGCTGTGCGGCAAGACCATCGAGAGCCTGCGGCGCAACGTGGTCCTGAACCTCCGGGATTGGGTGCCGCCGGAGCTGACTATCGTGGAGCGCCGGTCAGAAAACAAGCTGATTATTTCAGACGGCCTGGGGCGGGAGAACACCTACTTCCTGTTCGGCGGCCGGGACGAGAGCTCCTATATGCTGATCCAGGGCATTACCCTGGCCGGGGCCCTGCTGGACGAGGTGGTGCTCATGCCCCGGTCCTTCGTGGAACAGGCCCTTGCCCGGTGCTCCATCAAGGGGAGCAAGATATGGTTCAACTGCAACCCGGAAGGCCCCGAACACTGGTTTTATAAAAACTGGATCGAGGGCGACAACCCGAAGAAGATGAACGCGCTTCACCTTCACTTCACTATGGACGATAACCCGGCGCTGGCCCCGGAGGTCCGGGACCGCTACGAGCGGCAGTTTTCCGGGGTATTCTACGACCGCTATATCCTGGGGCTGTGGGTGGTGGCCGAGGGGCTGATCTACACCATGTTCAACCGGGATTTTCATGTGGTGCCGGATAAGCCCCGGCCATACGAGCGGTATTATATCTCCGTGGACTATGGCACCGCCAACCCCACCAGCATGGGGCTTTGGGGCAAGGCTCAAGGGAAATGGTATCGCATTCGGGAGTACTACTACGACAGCCGGAAGGTGGGTCGGCAGCTGACGGACGAGGAATATTACGCCGAGCTGGAGAAGCTGGCCGGGGACCTGTCGATCCGGGCGGTCATCGTGGACCCGTCGGCCGCCAGCTTCATAGAGGCCATCCGGCGGCACGGCCGGTTCTACGTGGAGAAAGCCTCTAACTCTGTTCTGGATGGTATTCGCAACGTCGCCACCAGGCTTAAAACGGGGGAGATTTTCTTCTGCGAGGGCTGCCGGGACTGTATCCGGGAGTTCCAGCTCTACCGCTGGGACGAAAAAGCGGGTTTTGACCGGCCCATCAAAGAAAACGACCACGCTATGGACGATGTGCGCTACTTCGTCCACAAGGTATTCGGGCCAGATATTTTCAGCATCGGCCCCGTGGAGCGGGAGGCGCATTATGTTTGAGCAGCGATATGTGTTAGGGAAAATTGAACAGTGGGCGGAGCGTCTGCCATACCGCACCCTGCGGATTGAAGTGGAGCTTCCGGGGCAAACGTTTACTTTGGAAAAGAGTAAGACCCCGGTCATTGGATTTAATACGACCTGCGGAATGCGGGAGAAGGAGGTGGTGCGCCGTGGTGGTGCTTAATCTGCGGGGCGACTGCCTGGCCCGCACAGCAACGAATTTTCAGCAGGGCATGACCGACAAGCGCTTCTTGGAGCTGGAAATCAGGGCCTGGCTGCACTCCCCGGCGCGGAAGCGGCAGCTGGCGGCGGAGGCGTACTACGACGGAGCCCAGGACGTGCTTCACCGCCGCCGGGTCGCGCTGGACGATGATGGGCACATCAAGGTCCTGGACCACCTCCCCAACAACCGACTTGTCAATAACATCTACGCCAAGATGGTCGACCAAAAGACGAACTATTCTTTTGGGCGGCCATTCTCATTTGACACGGAGGACAAAGGGTATGCGAAAGCCCTGAGCTCCGTGCTGGGGCCCAAGTTCCGCCGGGTAATGCGGAACGTGGGGGAGGGCGCATGGATCGGCGGGAAGTGCTGGCTGTTTCCGTACTACGAGGGCGGGGAGCTGGCCTTTAAGCGCTTCCCGGCTGACGAGGTCCTGCCTTTCTGGGCGGATGCCGACCACACGATCCTGGACGCGGCGGTCCATGTCTATGCTGTCCTGGAGTACGACGAAACGGAAGTGGCGAAGGACATCGTAAAGGTGGAGGTCATGCACGGCGGCGGGGTGGACTGCTTCATTCTTCGGGATGACGGCACCCTGGAGCCAGACCCGGAGGCCCGGTCCGGGCCCTACATCACCGCGCCCGACCCGGAGACCGGAGAGGAAAAGGGCTATAACTGGGAGCGCATCCCTATGGTGTGCTTCAAATCCTCCCAGCATGAGATCCCGCTGCTGTCCAAGGTGAAGTGTCTGCAAGACGCCTACAACAGCATCGTTTCCAACTTCGCCAACCAGATGGAAGAGGACGTGCATAGCACCATCCTCGTCATCAAGAACTACGACGGGGAGGACCTGGGCCGTGTCCGGGCCAATCTCGCCACCTATGGTATCATCAAGGTCCGGTCCTTCGAGGGCTCCGAGGGCGGCGTGGACACCCTGCAGATCGAGGTCAACTCCGAGAACTACAAGACGCTGCTCTCCATTCTGAAGGATGCCATCATCGAGAACGCCAGGGGCTACGACGCCAAGGATGACCGCATGAGCGGGAACCCTAACCAAATGAATATTCAGTCGATGTATTCCGACATCGACCTGGACGCCAACGGCATAGAGACCGAGTTCCAGGCCGCTATGGAGGAGCTCCTGTGGTTCGTGAACCGACACCTCGCCAATACCGGGAAAGGGGACTTCGAGGGCACGGAGGTCAAGGTCATTTTTGACCGGGACGTGCTCATCAACGAGACCGAGGCCATCAACAACTGCAAGGCTTCTGTGGGTATCCTCTCCGATGAGACCATCGTGAAGATGCACCCCTGGGTCACCGACCCGGAGCAAGAGCTCCAGCGCATCAAGAAGGAAAAGGAAGAGGCTATGGCAGATCCGTACCAGGCCGCTTTCCTTGCCAACCGGCAGGGCTCCGGGGCCTCCGGCGGCCCGGTGAATGCGGACGGCGGTGGTGACGATGGCAACGAGTAATCTTCAGCGAAACGGGGACTATTGGGCCCGGCGCATGAAGAACATGGAGGACGCGCTGCTCGACCAGTCCTATGCCTACGTTGAAAACCTGGATGAACAGTTTCGAGCGGCGGAAGCCGAGATCGAGCGGCAGCTCTCCGTGTGGTATGCCCGGCTGGCCAGCAACAACGACATCACCCTGGCGGAAGCCCGGAAGCTCCTGACCCGTGATGAGCTGGCGGAGTTCCGGTGGACCGTGGAAGAGTACATCAAGCACGGCGAGGAAAATGCGCTCACCGGGGCATGGATGAAAGAGCTGGAGAATGCCAGCGCCAGAGTGCACATCTCCCGCCTGGACGCTTTAAAGATCCAGCTCCAGCAGCAAGCCGAGCTCCTATACTCCAACCAGCTCGACGCGCTGGATGCGGCCGCCCGGCAGACCTACACCGGCAGCTTCTACCACACGGCCTACGAGATACAGCGAGGGCTTGGTGTGGGGTGGACCATGCAGGCCATCAACGAGGGCGCGATCCAGAAGGTCCTATCCCGGCCCTGGACTACCGACGGCCAGACATTTCGGGACCGCTGCTGGACCAACAAGCAGAGCCTGGTAAATAGCGTGAACACGCAGCTCACACAGATGATTGTCCGGGGTGAAAGCGCGGACCGGGCGATTTCAGTGATCTCCAAGCAGTTTGAAGTCTCCCGCTCCAAAGCGGGCCGCCTGGTGATGACCGAGAGCGCCTATTTCTCCAGCGCAGCGCAGAAAGACTGCTTCACCTCCCTGGGGGTGGATCGGTATGTGCTCGTGGCGTCTTTCGACCATGATACCTGTGAGCTGTGCGGGGCGCTGGACGGAAAAGTGTTCAAAATGTCGGAGTACCAGGTGGGGGTCACGGCTCCGCCGTTTCATCCCTGGTGCCGGTGCTGCACGGCCCCATACTACGAGGATATGGCGGGCATCGGTGAACGCTGGGTGCGGAACGAGGACGGCACCACCGGCAAGGTCCCGGCTGGAACCACCTTCGATGAATGGAAGAATGGCCATATAAAATCGGGGGTTGCAGCGCAGAGCGGACCTGGTATAATGGACTCAGTAGAACAGGCGGTTGGAGCGAAAAAAGGAACTCCTATTGGCCTGGATACTGCCATCACCGGGGCAAACCCGAATTTCTCTTCCGCCCAGGGCTACCGGGTGAATTGCCAAAGGTGTGTGCAGACCTTCGAGCTCCGGCGGAGGGGCTACGATGTCATAGCAAAACCGAAGCCCCGGTCTGGCAATCAGATCTTTTGGGGCTCGGAGTGTTTCGTGGATGCCGCCGGGCAGCCCACCAGCTACACTTTCAATTTGACGGAGGCCGCTGTGAAGCGGGAACTGGCGGCGGCCCCAGACGAGGCCCGTTACGGCATTTACATCAAGTGGAAAGGCCGGCCGCCGACCGCCCACGTATTTATTGCAGAGAAGTCTGGCGGGGTGGTTCGCTATCTGGACCCGCAGAACGGAAACATGGATGCCTCCGGCTATTTTGCCAGGGGATCTAAAGGCCATTTCGGATTTTTCCGCATGGATGACAAGCAGATCACGACAGACCAAGGCATTATTTCTGCGACTGTGGAGGTGAAAAAGCCATGACCGAGGAACGGGCAAGAGAAATCCTGCAGGAATACCGAGAAACCGATGAAGAAACTGGCCAGACCTACGGGTTGACGGTCAAGCGCTGCCTTTCCGCTGAAGGGGCGCAGTTCGTGTTTCTGTGCGCCCTGGAGGGAGATCCCGACCAGGAAGTGGAGTATGCTGTTGTGAAGGCAACGGAGGACGTCGTTGTGGTGCCCGCATAGCACCACGGAAAACTGAATCGTTGATGAAAGCGCCGAGCTGAACAGCCCGGTGCTTTTTTCATACAAAAATACCGCTGGCCCGGCGGATACAGCAGGGTGGCCGCTATACGGGGACTGGCCCGGTGAACAAGGACGGCGGCGGAAAGGAGCCAGATATGAAATTGCAGTGGTTGAAGGACATCCTGGGAGACAGCTACACCGAGGAACAGGACGCCAAGGTGTGCGCCGCCCTGGGGGAGCGGTTCGTGGCCCGGACCGACTTCAATGACAAGGTCTCGAAGCTCAAGGAGGCCGAGGCCCAGGTCACGCAGCTCAACACGACGGTCAAGACCCGCGATACGCAGCTGGAAGAGCTGCGGAAGGCTGCCGGGGACAACGCCGAGCTGCAGAAGCAGATCGACACCCTTACCCAGCAGAACAAGGCCGACAAGGCCAACTACGAGAAGGAGCTGGCAAGTATCCGGCTGACTGCGGCCGTGGACGCGGAGCTCACCGCCGCCGGTGCCCGGAACAATGTCGCTGTCCGTGCCGTCCTGGCCGACTTCCTGAAGGACGCCAAGATCGTGGACGGCAAAGTTTCTGCCAAGGTGGGGGACGAGACTGTTACCCTGGCCGCCAAGGTGGACGCGCTGAAGAAGGACGCTGCGACGGACTTCCTCTTTACCTATGCCGGTAAAGGCGGCGGGAAATACGAGGGCTGGAAGCCCGGCGAGGGCGGAGACGGCCGGAAGCCCGGCGGGGAGAAGAAGCCCTCGGAGATGTCCTATGACGAGCTGGCAGAATACCTGGCTCAGAACCCCGATGCGAAACTGGACTGAGAGGTGACCTTATGAGAAACATGACGACCCCGGTGCGTGCTGTGTCCTTTGAGGACGCATTACGGAATCTGGCCTCCAAACTGACCGGAAAACCGGCTTCCGCACTGCCCCGTACCCAGGAGGGCGTGGTGCAGTATATGGCGGAGCATATCCCCTCCGTGGATGAACTGGCGGAGGCGGTGACACGTGAGGTGCTCGCCCGGATGGGCGAGTCTACCGCCAATGACGCGCCTACGGCGGGCGCTGACGCCCCTGAACTGTCCGGGGCGGGGACAGATACCCCGGAGGGTGAAGCGGGCGTAGGCACGCCCGCAAAGGCCAAATCCGGCCGGAAGAAGAAAATCGACACTGATACTGAGAAAGGATGACTGAACTATGGCAAACGATAAGTTTGACGCGAAGAGCTTTAACCCCCAGGCGTTTAAGTACACAGTGGACCGCGTTCCCCGCACTCGGCTGAACGAGATCCGCAAGTCCCGTGCCCTGACGGGCAACTCGGACATTCGCACCGTGTTCTCTGCGCAGAACGGTACTGCCTATGCCCGGATCGCCATGCGCGGTCTGCTGGACGGTGATGCTGTGAACTACGACGGTAAGACCGACATCACCGCCACTTCCACCAAGACCTTCGAGCAGGGCGTAGTCGTCATTGGCCGGGCCAAGGCGTGGACTGAGCTGGACTTCTCCACCGACATTACCGGCGGCGTAGGCTGGATGGACAACGTGGCCCAGCAGGTGGCCGCCTATTGGGAGGACGTGGACCAGGACACCATCCTGGCAGTCCTCAAGGGCGTGTTCTCCATGACCGAGGGCAAGAGCGGGGAGTTCGTAACCAAGCACACCTACACTGTGGACGGCAACCTGGAGGCCACCACCATGAACTCCGCTACCGCCCAGGCTTGTGGCGACCGCAAGAAGAAGTTCAGCCTGGTGTTCATGCACTCCGCTGTGTCTACCAACCTGGAGAACCTCAACCTGCTGACCGCATTGAAGTTCACCGACAAGGACGGGATCACCCGCGACCTTGCCCTCTATACCTGGAATGGCAAGCTGGTGGTGGTCGACGACGGTATGCCTGCCACCGATGGCTACTTCCCCGCCGATTCGGATACTCCCGGTGCCCTGCAGGTCAAGGATTCCGGTGCCACTACTGGTCAGATTAACAAGTCCGCTGTTACTCCTTACTTCGGCACCGGCACACCGGATACCGACAGTTATGTGGTTGCCGGGACGCAGTATGTGACCTATGTGCTGGGTGACGGCTGCATCAGCTACGAGGACATCGGAGCCCGTGTTCCCTACGAAATGGCCCGCGACCCCAAGACCAAGGGCGGCCAGGACACCCTTTACACCCGCCAGCGCAAGGTATTCGCGCCTTTCGGCATCTCCTATGAGAAGAAGAGCCAGAAGTCCCTCTCCCCCACGGACGAAGAGCTGGCCAAGGGCGAGAACTGGTGTCTGGTCCACTCCGGTGAGGAAAGCGAAGGAGAGCGGTCTTACGTGGCTGACAAGGCCATTCCCATCGCCCGTATCCTCTCCAGAGGCTAAAGCTCATGGAGGGCGTGTATGAGGCCGTGGTGGCCCGGCTCTCCATGCTGGGCTATACCGTCACGGATGCCGATAAAGCCGGCCTTGAATACCTAATCCATAAGTGTGAAGTGGACATCCTGACGAACATTAACCACCGGGAGCTTCCGAAGGGCCTCTTTTACACGCTGGTGGATATGGTTGCCGGGCAATTCCTTTTCAACAAAAAGGCTGCTGGCGGGCTGGAGGGCTTCGACTTCGATGCCCCCGCCAAGAGCATCACGGAGGGCGACATCTCCGTGACCTTCGCCGGGGCCAGCGATGGGTCCAGCAGCGCGGAGAGCCGATTCGACGCGCTGCTGGACCGCCTTATGCATCCGCCGGACAGCGTTCTGGCGGCGTTCAGGAGGTTGCGATGGTAATCAATAACCCGGCCTATAAAAAGGCCGTTCAGAGCCTTTGGAGCGGCCGTGCCACGGTAACGGTGCGCGTCGGGAGGCTCAATGAAGCCACCGGCCGCACGGAGCCAGTGGAACAGGTCACAGTGAAAGACGCCTCTTGTCGGCTCTCACACAAGACCGTTACCACCACCGAGCCCACCGAGGAAGCGGCGCTGGTGGCGCAGACCGTAGTGCTCTATATTGACCCCTCCGTGGAGATCCCGGAGGGGTCAAAAATCACCGTGACCCAGAACGGCGTCACCTGTGATTATGAGCAGAGCGGAAAAGCGGCTGTGTTCACCTACCACAAGGAGGTCCCCCTGGAGCTCTTCAGGGAGTGGGCGTAATGCGGTGGGGGAGCGTGGACTACCGGCAACTCCAAAAGCTGCGCGACAACCTGGCGAAGCTGGAGCGCGTGGACATGGACAAGTTCTGTCGGGATGTGTCGAAGGAGCTGGCGGCCCGGCTGCTGGCTTTAGTGATCCCACGGACGCCGGTGGGGAAATACCCAAAGGGCAGCGGAAAGAAAGGCGGGACCCTGCGCCGGGGCTGGACGGCCAAAACAGATGCGGAGGTCGCTACCGGCGGGGCAAAGATTGACCCGAAGGCTTACGCAAACTCGCTGCCGGTGTTCAAGCGGGGACGGACCTTTTACATTGAGGTCATCAACCCCGTCCACTATGCCAGCTATGTGGAGTTTGGGCACCGTACTCGTGGGGGCGGCGGCTGGGTGGCTGGGCAGTATTTCCTAACCCTGTCTGAAAAGGACCTTGAGCGGGTGGCCCCCGCTGTGATTGAGAAAAAGCTGGAGGGGCTGCTACGGGAGGCTTTCAATGTCTGAAATCAGTTTTAGCAGTATCTATGACGGCGTGAGCCTTGCGCTCCACGCCGCCTTTCCTTCCGTACAAGTGCACGGGGGGAACGTAAAGCAAGGGCTGAACCCTGGGGACCTGAACGTGATTATGCCGTCCGCCGGGAATACCCGCCAGGTAGGGACGCGCTTTCTCCGCACCCCGACCCTGGATGTGATCTACTACCCGAAAGAGGGAATGGCGGAGTGCTGCGAGGTGGCGGAAACGCTGGTCCATGCTCTGGAGGACATCACCACCCCGGCGGGGGACCTCGTGCACTGTACCAGCTGTGAATGGTCCGTTGAAGAGGGTGTGCTGCACGTCCTCGTGGAATACGACCACCACGTTTATACCCCCAGAGAGCAGGAACTCATGGAAACCTTGGACCTTGAAATGGAGGGGTAAAAATGGCACTGGCCAAGACAACGAAAACCGAAGCGGCCGCTGCTGCTGCCACCTATACCGTGGACCAGCTGGCGGCCTCCAAGAGATACGCCAACCGGCGGGACCTTATCCGGGCCCTGCTTGAGCCTGGCAAGACCTATACGTTGGACGAGACGGACAGTCTCATTGACGATTTTATGAAAGGAACGGTGAAGTAAGATGGCATTAGGTGGCGGCACTTGGCAGACACAGAATAAGGTCCTGCCGGGCTACTACGTCAACTTTTCCAGTGTGCCCAGGGCTTCCGCTGCGCTTTCTGACCGCGGATATGCAGCGGCGCCTTTTGAGCTGAACTGGGGACCGGAGGAACAGGTTTTTCCTGTGACTTCCGGGGATATGCAGAAAAACAGCAAGACCATCTTCGGTTATGGCTACACAGATCCGGCGCTGTTGCCCCTGCGCGAAATTTTCACTCACGCGACCACTGTGTACTGCTACCGACTGGGCAAGGGAGCCGTAAAGGCTACCAATGACCTGGCGACAGCAAAATACGGTGGGACCCGTGGCAATGACATCACCATCACGGTGACTGCCAACGTGGACGAGAGCACCCTGTGGGATGTAAGTACTCTGGTGGACGGCACTGTGGTGGACACGCAAACCGTAGCAAAGTCTGCGGATCTGATTGCTAACGATTGGGTGACCTTCAAGACCCCTACGCTGGAAGCCACTGCAGGAAAGCCGCTGGAGGGCGGTGAGAATGTTTCCACCATTAACGGCGAAAGCCACCAGGCATTCCTCGACAAAATCGAGCCCTATTCTTATAACGTCCTCTGCTGCCCCACGGCCGATCCCACCACAGTCAAGTTGTACCAGCAGTTTACCAGCCGACTGCGGGACGAGGTGGGCAGTAAGTTCCAACTGGTAGCCTGGCAGCCCACCACAGCCGACTATGAGGGCATCATCGGCGTCTGGAACAAGGCAACTCACTCCAGCATCTCCAGTGTGCCGGAGCACCTTCTGGTTTATTGGGTGGCCGGGGCAGAGGCCGGCTGCGCGGTGAACAAGTCGCTCACCAACTTCAAGTATGATGGTGAACTGACGCTGGACACCAACTACACCCAGGCAGAGCTGGAGGCCGCTCTGAAGGCGGGCAAGTTCATGTTCCACAACGTGAACGGCGACGTGCGGGTGCTGGAGGACATCAACACCCTGCTCACCCTTTCCGATACCAAGGGCGAGATCTTCCAGAGCAATCAGACCATTCGTGTCTGCGACCAGATCGCCAACGACACCGCCGTGCTGTTCGCTACCAAGTACCTGGGCACTGTTCCCAATGACGCCAGCGGAAGAGCCTCCCTGTGGGGTGACATCACCAAGCTCATCCAGAGCCTGAACGACATCCGGGCGGTGGAGAATTTCGACCCGGAGATCGTGACCTGTGAGCAGGGCGACACCAAGAAGGCGGTGCTCTGCGTCGTCAACGGCCTGAACGTGGTGAACGCGATGGCCCAGCTCTATATGAGCGTTATCATCCAGTAAAGGGGGCGCGCTAAATGAACCAGAGTATGAATACACAGGACGCTGTCAGCGCCAACTTCGCGGAGTGCTTCGTCACCATCGACGGGACCCGCTACTCCATGCTGATGGCGAAGGAGTTCGAGGGCAAGGCCACCGTGAACACCAAGGAGGTCTACAAGCTGGGCAACCCGGTGGTGGGCCACAAGGCCCAGACGATGGCGCTGGCCTTTTCCATGACCATCTACAAGTGCACGGAGATTTTCGACACGGTGGTGGAGCAGTTCCTCAAGACCGGCGTAATGCCCACCTTCACGGTGCAGACCTCCAACGACGATCCGGCCACTTCCGTGGGCCGGAGCACCAAGATTTACAACGACTGCATTCTGGACGGCGACGTGCTGCTCTCCATGTTCAACGCAGAGGGAGACTTCGTGGAGCAGACCATCGAGGGCTACTGCGACAGCTTCACCCGCCCGGAGCAGTACACCAACCCGTCCTATATGTAAGGGCGACCGGAGACAAGGAGGAAAAATCCAATGAGTAACCTGTCCGCGTTTATGCGCGCCAATGTGCAGCAGATCGAGAACCATAAGTATGTAGCCTCCCCCCGCATTCGGGGGGAGGACGGCAAGCCCGTGGAGTGGGAAATCTGCTGCATTTCCGCTGACGAGTATGCCCGCATCCGGTCCTCGTGCATCCGCCAGGTGCCGGTGCCGGGGAAAAAGAACCAGTTCGCCACCCAGGTCGATACCTACACCTTCCAGGCCAAGGTATGCGCCCGGTGCACGGTATTCCCGGACCTCAACGACGCCGCACTCCAGAACGACTGGGGCGTTGTGAAACCGGAGGAGCTGCTGGGGAAGCTGCTGATCGGTGGCGAGTTCGACGACTATGTGACCGAGGTGTTCCAGCACAACGGCTTCAAGACCGACGACGAGCTGGTAGAAGAGGCAAAAAACTAATCCTGGACGGTGACCCGGAGGCGAACTATGCTCACTTCTGCTTGCAGAAGTGGGGCTGGGAGCCGTCCAAGTTTTTAGACTTGCCTGTTCTAGAGCGGGCCGTGGTAATCGCCTCCATAAACGTCCGCTGCGAGGCGGAACGGAAAAAGGAAGCGGAGCTAAAGCAAAAGGCCCGGAGGAGCCGGGGAAAGAAACGGTAAATGATAATGGGCCCCCGTGCTATGCGGGGGCCCAAATTCAAAAATGAGGGGTGGTGTGAGCATGGCTACAATCAGATCCCAGATGGTCCTAAACGATGGAATCAGTAAGGTGCTGCGGAAAATCAACACTGCCCTGAATACTACCCTCAATGCGTTTGAACAGGTCCAGCGGGCCTCCGGGAACGCCGTGGACACAGCCCAGATCCAGGCGGCAAGAGCGGCGCTGGTAGAGGCTAACCGAGAAGTAGACAATATGGCCGAGGGCTACCGCCGGGCGGCTCAGGAAGAAAATCGGCTCAATCAAAATATTAGGAACGGGACCAGTGCTGCGGATGGTATGCTGAATAAGGTCAAGAGCCTTGTAACAACACTGGCTGCCGGTGCAGGCGCAAAAGCGCTGCTGAACCTATCCGACCGAATGACCAGTACAAGAGCCAGACTGGACTTTTTAGTAGATGACGGCGGATCGGTTGATGAATTAGAACAGAAAATCATGGCCTCTGCCCAGCGGTCCAGGGCGGCCTACCTGGACACGGCCTCGGCAATCGCCAGCATGGGCGCAAACGCCGGATCGGCCTTCTCCGATAACGACGAGCTTATCGCCTTCATGGAACAGGTCAACAAGCAGTTCGTCATCGGCGGGGCCACGGCGGAGGGCCAGTCTGCCGCTATGCTGCAGCTCACCCAGGCGATGGCCGCCGGAGCTCTCCGTGGTGAGGAGCTGAACTCCATCCTGGAGAATGCCCCCGGAATTGCCCGTGCCATCGAGAGCTACATGGGCGTGGCAGAGGGCTCCATCAAGCAGTATGCGGAACAGGGGCTTATCACATCCGAGGTCGTGAAAAATGCTTTGCTTTCTGCGGCTCAGGACACCTACGACGAAACTGGAAAACTGATTGAGGGCACAAATTCCAAATTCGAGAGTATGCCTAAGACCTGGGCTCAAATCTGGATTGGAATGCAAAATCAGGCGCTTTCGGTTTTTGACCCCATTCTTACAAAACTGAATCAGGTTGCTAATAGCGCACAGTTTTCAGCTGTTGCCAGCGGGGTAATAAACGGGCTTGCCACTATTGCCACACTTGCTACTGCAGTACTGAACATTATGGTGGGGGCGGGATCGCTCATTGTGGATAATTGGTCCTGGATCGAACCTATCATCTGGGGTGTGGTGGCGGCACTGGTTGCCTATAATGCCGTCCAGGGCATAAGCTGGCTGACCACTCTAAAGGATGTTGCAGCAAAAGGAGCCCATGCAGTCGCAAGCGCTGCGGAGACTGCGGCGCTTCTAGTTTTGATTGCAGCCCAGGATGGGCTTAACGCTGCTATGGCGGCCTGTCCGGTGACATGGATTATTGTAGCTATTATCGCGCTGATTGCCATAATTGTGGCGTTGGTGCGGGCCCTGAATGTTTGGGGTGCAGAAAGCACCTCTGTGATAGGGACAATTTGCGGGCTGGTAGCCGTGGCTGGCGCATTTATCCTGAATACCGGAATCGGTGTCCTAAATGCAATTATTCAGGCAGTATGGACTATTTTTGTTGCGCCTTTCCTGGGCATCGTAGAGTGGGTGCTTAACGTGTGCAACGGCGGATTTAACAGTTTCGGTGGTGCCGTTGCAAATCTAATCGGGCAGATCATCGGCTGGTTTTTGAACCTCGGAAAAGTGGTCACCACAATCATTGATGCCATCTTCGGCACTGACTGGACCTCTGGGCTGGAGAGCCTACAAAACGAAGTGACGTCCTGGGGGAAAAACGAAAATGCTATTACCCTGGACAAAAATGCGCCGACCATTGACTACCGTATGGAGTATGGGGACGCATTTTCGGCAGGGGCCAATTTCGGAGATGGTATAGTCGATAAGTTTACCGGCCTCGGAGACCTGGTTTCCGGGGATTTGGGGCTTGGGAGCGGGTTTGACCTCGATAGTATTGCGGATTACTCTGCTCTGACCGCCGAGAACACCGGGGCCACGGCTGACGCACTGACGGCCAGCAACGAAGAGCTGGCCTATCTGCGGGACATCGCCGAGCGTGAGGCAATCAACCGCTTCACCACCGCCGAGGTCCGCATTGATATGACCGGCATGACGAACCGCATCGAGGGAAACGCAGACCTGGACGGTGTGATTTCCGTGCTGACCGACGGCTTTACCGAAGCACTGGTTACGGCGGCAGAGGGGGTGCACACATGAGTTATTCCTGTTACCTCGGCGGGGTGGAGTGGCCCACCCCGGAGAAGCTGCAGCTGAAAATCAAGGGCAAAAATAAAACCCTGGTCCTGCTCAATGAGGGAGAGGTCAACTTCCTGCGGGCCCCCGGTCTTACAGAGCTCGTGGTGCCTTTTGATCTCCCCATGCTCACCGGGGCCTATTCCCCGGACCGCTACCTGGGGATTTTGGAGAACCTGAAAGCGAACCGGGAAACCACGCAATTTATTCTGGTACGGGCATCCCCTTCCGGCCGGAGCCTTTTTGACACCAACATGAAGGTGAGCATAGAGGATTACACCATCACCGAGGAAGGGAAGAACGGCCTGGATGTTTCTATCGACGTCAACCTCAAGCAGTGGCGGGACTACGGGACAAAGACCGTGACCGTGGAAACCCCGCAGGACCAGGCGGAGAGTACGCCGACGGTGACCGTGGAAAAGGAGCGGGACGAGAGCACCGCTCCAACGGCCAAGACCTACACGGTAAAGGCCGGCGACTCCCTCTGGGCCATCGCGGCCAAATACTATGGCAGCGGAGCCGAGTACAGCAAAATCTACAACGCAAACACGGACAAGGTGAGTAACCCTAACCTAATCTATCCGGGGCAGGTGCTTACCATCCCATGACCTACGAGTTGCTGATCCAGCACAACGGGGTTATCATGCTGCCCCCCGTGGTGGAAAGCGTGAGCATCGAATGGGAGCGCCAAGGCCAGCCCGGCAAGCTCACCGCCGAAGTGGTAAAGACGCCGGGCCTCAGCTTCCAGGAAGGGGACCCCTGCCGTTTTTCCGTGGACGGCACCCCCCTTTTCTATGGCTTTGTGTTCGAGAAGAGCCGGAAGGGGAGCACGGACGAGATTATTCAAATCACCGTGTACGACCAGCTCTACTACCTGAAGAACAAGGACACCTATGTCTATTCCGGCAAGACGGCGACGGCGGTTCTCCGTATGATCGCCGAGGACTTCCAGCTCAATGTGGGCAGCCTGGAGGACACCGGCTATGTCATTGGAAGCCGGGTGGAGGATAACCACACCCTTTTTGACATCATCCAGAATGCCCTGGACGAGACCCTTAAGGCGACATCCCAGATGTACGTCCTCTATGATGACGTGGGCAAGCTGACGCTGAAAAATATCGGCAGCATGAAGCTGGGGCTGCTCATTGACGAGGAAACGGCCGGGGATTTCGACTACAAGAGCTCCATCGCTTCCCAGACCTACGACAAGGTGAAGCTCTGCTATGAGAACAAGGATACCGGGCAGCGGGAGATCTTCGTCGCCCAGGACAGCGCCAACATCAATCAGTGGGGCGTGCTGCAGTACTATGAAAAGCTGGACAGCACGACCAATGCGAAAGCGATGGCCGACGCGCTGCTGGGGCTCTATAACTCCAAAACCCGAACACTCAAGCTGAAAGACGTGCTGGGGGACTGCCGTGTTCGAGCGGGGACCCTCCTGGTCGTCATGCTGGGCCTTGGGGACATCAATCTCTCCAACTACCTCATGGTGGAACAGGTCAAGCACAGCTTCAGCAACGAGCAACACCTTATGGACCTGAATATGCGAGGTGGTACGTTTGTCACTTGACCTGAATGCTCTGGTGCGGGCAGTCAAGAAAGCGGCGGTTGAAGCCGTCCGGGCAGAAAACCCGATGGGCGTATGCCACGGGACCGTGACGGGCCTTTCTCCGCTGGAGATCACCACGGACCAGAAGCTGATACTTGGGGAGAGGCAGCTTATCCTCACCAATGCCGTCCGGGACTACACGGTGGAGATGACCGTGGACCACGTAACCGAAGTCATCAGCCACGGGCATTCGGTAACGGACACCTACACCGGCGGCGGCACCGCCCAGCCGGTGGACCATTCGCACCCCTACAAGGGGCGGAAATCCTTCCGTGTGCACCTGGGGCTCAAAATGGGGGAGAAGGTCATTCTGGTACGCTGTGACGGCGGCCAGCAGTTCGTGGTCCTGGACAGATGGGGGGCACTGTGATGGCAACTTTACCAACTACCGGAGATGGCCTCGACCTGGTCTCCTTCACCGTGGAAACGCAGCCCAGCGACACCTATAAGCTGGACATCGAGCACAACCGGGTGCGGGGTATGACAGACGAGCAGAATGCAGTGCGCCAGGCGATCTATCTTATCCTGAATGTTGAGCGCTACGCCTACCCCATCTATCCCCGGAGCTACGGCTCCGAGCTGACCGACTTGATCGGCAAGCCAAAGGACTACGCCATGAGCGAAATCAAGCGCCGGATCACCGAAGCGCTGCTCCAGGATGACCGCATCACCGCTGTGGACAGCTGGGAGTTTGAAACTGGCCGGAATTGGGTGCTGGCCCGGTTTGTGGCCTATACCATATTCGGTGAAGTCGAGGCCGAAAAGGAGGTGGCAATCTGATGTTTGAAAACATGACCTATGAAGCGCTGCTTGCAAGGGCCCTCTCCAGAGTGACCTCCGTGGGGGACAAGCGGACGGGCTCTATGGTGATGAATGGTGTGGCCCCCTCTATGGCGGAGCTGGCCCAGCTCTATATTGCGGCCGACTTCGTTTTTCAGGCGACCTACATCGCAACGGCTCCCCGTGAGTACCTGATCCGCCGGGCGGCGGACCGCAACATGGCCCCGTATCCCGCCAGCGCTGCTGTGTTCCGAGCAGAGTTCAATATCGAGGTGCCGGAGGGGACCCGCTTCTCCTGTGAGGACCTGAACTTCGTGGTGACCGCCCGAATGGACACGGAGTACGACACGGGGACCGGCCTCAGCCACCAGGTCACCTGTGAGACCGCCGGGGCGGCCGCCAACGATTACAGCGGCCCCCTGATCCCGGTGGAGTATGTGCAGGGGCTCACCCGTGCGGAGCTCGTGGAGCTGCTGATCCCCGGAGACGACGAAGAGGAAACCGAGGCATTCCGGCAGCGGGTCCTGGATAGCTTTCAGTCGCAAGCCTTCGGCGGGAACCAGGCGGACTACCGGGAAAAGGTGCTGGCGATGGACGGCGTGGGGGCCGTCAAGGTCCATGCCGTGTGGAATGCAGACGTATCCCCCTCGGCGCTCGTCCCCGGGGAGGCCGTGGATACCTGGTACACCGGCATCATCAGTTCCCTGGAAGAGCCGGTGGCCGCCTGGCTGACGGCGGTTTATACGGCGGCCAAGAACAAGAAGCTCACCGTGGGCGGAACCGTCAAACTGGTAATCCTAGCCTCGGACTACGGGGCCCCGTCGCCCACGCTGATTGAGGAAATCCAGACCGCCATCGACCCGGTGCAGAACGCCGGGGAGGGCCTGGGGCTTGCCCCTATCGGGCACGTCGTCACGGTGGCCGGTGTCACGGCGGAGGCCGTGAGTATCGAGCTGCACTTGACCTACGCCTCCGGGTGGGATTGGGATTCGACGAAGAGCTACGTGGAAGCTGTCATAGACGATTACTTTGAAGAGCTGGCCCGCAACTGGGCAAGCTCTGATTTTTTGACCGTCCGCATCTCCCAGATCGAGAGCCGTATCCTCTCCGAGTGCTCCAGCATGATAACCGATATTGGGGGCACGAAGATCGACGGGAAAGAGAGCAACCTTGCCCTGGACCCGGACAGCATTCCCGCCAGGGGGGTGGTATCCGATGGATAGGAAGCTTTTGGACTACTTGCCCCCGGTGCTGCGGGAGGTCCTGGAGTTCCAGATCATCAATGCAGCCAATGAGCCGGAAATCGCGGTGGCCTGGGATGCAGCAGCACTTCTGCTGGCAAATCAGTTTCTGGAGACCGCCGACGAGAATGGGGTGGCCGTGTGGGAGCGGGAGCTTAAAATCTACCCCAAAGACACCGATACCCTGGAAGTCCGCAAGGCCCGCATAAAGGCTATGTGGAATCTGGAGCTCCCTTATACCGTGCCCTGGCTCCGAAACTGGCTGACGGGCCTCTGTGGGCCGACAGGGTACGAGCTCACGGTGTCGGACTACACCGTGGACATCCAGCTCGACTACAACGCGCTCCCCGACGCAAACAGCCTGGCGGGCGAAATCCTGGATATGCTGCTGGCGGTCAAGCCCTGCAATATGCTGGTGCTTATGACCGCTTTTCTGCAGTCTTACGGGACCATCTCCCACGGGGCATTCACGGAACAGTCCAGCTATATGGAAATCTGGCCCCGCATTGTTAACGAGCTGGAGAGCACCGGCGGCGTGATGATTGCGGGCCCGCTGGAATACAACACAGTCCTTGAAATCCACCCGGCAGAATAGGAGGAAAGAGAAATGCCCGAAAAAACCTATGGCACCGTAATCACCAGCAGTGGGGCAGCCATGATTGCGGCGTGTATCCTGAACGGCACGAAGCTCCCCATCACGGACGCCGCCGTGGGCGACGGCGACGGGGCCTACTACCAGCCCACTGTGGACCAGATGGAGCTGAAGAACAAAAAGTGGGGGGGCGAGATCGCCAGTGCCACCATCAGCACCACCACCGCCAACATGATCGATGTGAAAATTATCGTCCCGGCGGACGTGGGCGGCTTCATCGTCCGAGAGGCCGCTATTTACTCCGATGACGGAACGATGGTCGCCGTATGCAACACCCCAGACACGGAGAAGGTGGCAATCGACGAGGGCGTGTCCGGCAAGCTGACCCTGCTCATGCACCTTATCGTGGCGGACACCTCCGTCCTGCAGTTTGTAATCAACCCCTCCCTGGACACGGTCAGCGAAGAGGACCTGGCGGCGGCCATCGATGCTCACAACGAGGACCCGGAGGCGCATCCGGACATCATCGAGCGGATCGACGCCATTACTCATACCATCAGCACGGTTCCCACGCAGAGCGGCAGCCTGACCTATACCGGCTCCCCGCAGAGCCCCACGTGGAACGGCTACAACCCGGACACCCTGACCCTGGGCGGGGTCACCCAGGAGACCGACGCCGGGACCTACGGGGCCACGTTTACCCCCAAGGATGGCTACACCTGGGACGGGGAAGACACCTCCGCCAAGACGGTGCAGTGGACCATTGGACGAGCCACGGTGGCGGCTATCCCCACGCAGAACGGTAGCTTGACCTATGACGGCGGCTCCAAGACCCCGACCTGGAACGGCTACGACAGCGCCAAGCTGACCCTGGGCGGCACTACGAGCGGGACCAATGCTGGCAGCTATAACGCTACCTTTACTCCGACCAAGAATTATCAGTGGTTTGATGGCTCTACTGCGGCCAAGGACGCCGCATGGTCCATCGGGCGGGCTACGGTTGCGACAGCGCCCACTCAAAGCGGGTCCCTGACCTACACCGGCTCCGTCCTGACTCCGCAGTGGAGCAACTATGATCCAGCCAAGCTGACGCTGGGTGGAGAGAGTAGCGGCGTGAACGCTGGCAGCTATAATGCTACATTCACACCGACAGGGAATTATCAGTGGTCTGGCGGCGGTACGGGCCCGCAGACGGTACAGTGGACTATCGGGAAGGCTGCCGGAAGTCTATCCCTCAACCCACAGACCCTGACGTTGAACTCCACCACCAAGAGCGGGACCATCACCGCCGTCCGGGCGGGTGACGGAACTGTTACGGCGGAATCCAATGCCACCGGCGTGGCCTCTGTGAGCGTGTCCGGCAATACCATCACTGTGACCGGAAAATCCTATGGCACTGCCGTTATCACCGTCCATGTGGCTGCCGGGACGAACTACACGGCTCCCGCCTCCAAGACCTGTAACGTGACAGTGAATGTATTCGACGATTCTCTGAGCGCCAACACCTGGGCGGCGATCCGTGCGGCCAGTGACGCCAACGAAGCGGCCAATGTGTGGAGTGTGGGAGACACCAAGCCCATCAACCTCAACGGCACGGTGGGGACCCTGGCGCTCAGTAACCTGCAGGTCGACGCATTCATTGTCGGCTTTAACCACAATGCCAGCCGGGAGGGCAGCAACCGCATCCATTGGGCTATCGGCAAGATCAGCGGCACCCAGGTCGCGCTGTGTGATAGCAACTACAACAACGGCTTTACGGACGGCCGGAAGGGGTTCAATACCAACCACTGGGGGAACTACAACTACGGCGGCTGGAAGGGCTGTGACGCCCGGTATGACATTCTGGGCAGCACCAACAAGCAGCCCAGCGGCTACGGCAGTTCGCCAAGCTCCGGCCGGGTGGGCTACGATCCACAGAGCTACGACATCGTGAACAGCCCCGTGGCGAACACGCTGATGGCGGCGCTACCCAAGGACCTTCGGCAAGTAATGAAGTCCGTGACCAAGTTTACGGACAACGTAGCGGGGGGAACTGGCGACGTGGCCGGGAACGTGTCGTCCTCGGTGGATTATCTGTTCCGCTTTGCGGAGAAAGAGATCTACGGCGGAAGCCGTACCTATGCCAACAGTTACGAGGGCGGCTATCAGGAACAGTACCAGTATTTTAAGGCTGGTAACAATAAGCAGCTTTATCGGCATGACAGCCGGGGTGCGGCTGTTTGGGCTCCGCTGCGCTCCCCTGGTTAC